CTGGGCACCACGGGAAAGGAAAAGCATTCTCTGGAAAGCTTACAAGAGCCGGACAGACAGAATGGCTGCGAAGCTTGAGCCGGCTATTGACCAATGGCTAAGGGATGTGGCCAGACAGCTCAATTATTGTGCAAAAAAAGGCGGAATACCGAAAATTCTGGAATATGCCAGCCAAGAAGAACTCAGCCGTGATTACCAGCAGTTTATGCGGCCGGCCTATGAAGAGATGTTGATTCTTGGATTCAGAGCAGGCCAGAGAGCGGCCAGGAAAGACATTGATTACTTTCTCTCAGAAAAACAGGCCGACCCTGACGATATCCCTGTGGCCTGGAGAGAAAAGTTCAACGCCCTGGTTGAGCTGATGATGATAGAGAGCGGGACACAGGTGGCGAAGACTACGATACTGAAAATCAAGAAGATAATTGAAGAGGCACAGATGTCAGAGCCGCCGCTGTCAGTCATGCAGCTGGCTGAGAAAATATGGGATGATATGATTGATTGGGCCGGATGGAAGGCACGCCTCTGGGCATTCACAGAAACGGCCAAGCTTGACAACTTCGGTCAGCTCGAAGGGATGAAAGAAGAAGGGACTGAGTACAAGGGCTGGCTGTGTTCAATGCTTCCAACGTCTAGAGAGGATCATATTCAGGCAGATGAAGAATACAGCCAGAATCCTATACCGATATCAGAAGATTTTATAATCGGGGGCCAGGCAATGGCTTACCCAGGCGATCCGAAAGCAGGGCCAGAGCAAGTTTGCAACTGCAGATGCACCCTGCTTCCATATTAGGAGGAAAAGATGGGAAAACAAAAAATGATTCAGATCAAAAACTTCCGAGCGAAATTCACAGAGCCGGACGATGAAGGACACTTCACGGGCTATGCCTCGGTTTTTGAGCTTGAGGATTTAGACGGCGACATCATCAAACCAGGGGCCTTCAAGAAAACACTATCAGAAAAAAAGAGGTTCCCGTTTCTCTGGCAGCACATGGTTCAGGAGCCAATTGGCTGGGTCGAGATGGAAGAGGATGAGAAAGGACTGAAGATTACTAATGGTAAACTAATCCTGGACGTCCAGAGAGCAGCAGAGGCCCGAGCCTTGATGAAAGAGCAGGCCGTTAATGGCCTATCGATTGGATTCGAGCTGGTCAAATGGGAAAATGTTGACGAAGGTCGAGGCAGAATAATCACGGAGATAAAACTCTGGGAAGTATCGGCTGTGACCTTCCCAGCCCAGCCGGCGGCGGTGATCGAAACGGTCAAGACTCTTGACATTTCGAAATTGTCAACCGATGATGATATTGGCGATGTTGAAGGGAAAGACATGAACCAGGATAATCTCGATAAAGATTTCGATAAAGAGCCTCCAGAGTTTAGTTCTACTGAGCCGCCCGAGCCGGAGAAAACCACTCGGGATACTGAGCCGGAGAAAACCACTCAGAATGGCAAGATAGACGTGCCTCTGAAGGACAATGAAAAGGAGAAAGAAAAAATGGAAAAGGAAGAATTAGAAAGAAAAGAACTTAAGGAAAAAATCGAAGGCCTGGAAAAGCAAATCCTGGAAATGAAGGCGGCCGGATTCAAGGGCCTTGACCAGAAAGATGAAGATGCAAAGAAATATGAGGCCAAATTCTGGGAATGGGCAAAGACCGGAAAAGAGCCCCCGGAACTGAAAACTGATTATTATCCCATTAACACCACTGCCGCTCAGGGAGGGTATCTGATTCCCCAGAAGCTCTTTGGTAAAGTCGTAGAAAAGGTGGCTCAATATAGTCCTATCCGTCAGTATGCTTTTGTGAATACCGTAGCTGGCGATATTGATGTGGTAAAAGAGAATGCTGGAATTGACGTGGCCTGGCCAGGCGAGACCGGGACCAGGACTGAAGGTATTACCTCTGGTTCTCTCCTGGCTTCAAAAAAGATTATTCAATATCCTCAGACTGCCCTTGTTCTGGTTAGCCGGAAGATGCTGGCCTCTGACACTATTGTGAACCTGGAAGATTTCATTGCCGGTCTGGTTGGCCGGTATGTGGCCAAGAGCGAAGGAACGAAATTCGTTAATGGCACAGGGAGTAATGAGCCTTTTGGGCTCCTGGCTACCGATACTACTTCAATTTTGACCAGGGTTACTCTCGGCACACACGATACTTTAACATTTGATGATGTTAAAAAAGCCTATTACAATGTGCCGTCCTATGCCAGGTCGAGAGGCGTATGGTGCACGAACGATGCCTGGATGTTATTCCTCTCGAAAATCAAATCAGCCGTGACAGCCGGCGCCACCCCAGTTGAAAATATTAAATGGAACTCCTATGCCTTTGGTGATGTTATTGGGCCCGAACCGAACACTATTCTTGGCCGGCCAGTGATTTCCTGTCCTGACATGACCTCTGCAATCTCTACCGGTAGCGAAGACCTGATGATTTTTGGTGACCTCCAGGGCTATTGGATTACGGACAATCCTTATGTTGTTGTTCAGAGGCTGGATGAACTTTATGCTGCTTCTGGCAAGGTTGGCTTCCTGTTTGAATTCCTGAAGGGCGGATATCCTGTTGACCCGCAAGGCCTGAGAGTATTAGCCAATACCGCAAGTTGACGAGTGAACGAGCAGGGGGAGATTGCTTTTTCGGGCGGTCTCCCCTCTGCCTTATCTTTCTTGGGAGCTGAACCGAAATGATGGTGAAGGCAAAGACCGAAAAGCAGAAGATGATGATTGAGAAAATTCTGGAGCGATACAACCTTCCCGAAACATTCGAAGTCAACGAAGAAGAGTATAAAAAAATCAAAGGCCTGGTGTATTGCCTGGCCGTGAGATCGAAAATACCGGAGACGAAATGAGCGAACTCTGGACTGCGAACTTCCTTGAACCCGATGAGGAAATTACGCCAGAAGACTATCAGGGGTTTATTAGCCTGGCTGTTGATACAATTGAAGGATTTATCAAGCGTGAACTCGGGACGGAAAAGCTAATTCAGCAGTTGATTGAGAATGAAGAGGCAGATAATGCTGGCGATTGGTATTATCCAAAGGTTTATCCGATTGCAAGTATTACTTCCATTTCGATTGACGGCCAAGAAATCGATCCAAATGAAATAGAAATTTTCTACGGGTCGATAAGAAGGAAGTCGGGATTGAGTGACCACATCAAGATGACCTATACGGCGGGGTTCGGCTCTGATGTAGTGAACCAGCTCAAGATGATAGTGATTCAGTATGTCCACTTCGCTTTTCAGAATCTCAAGGCCGGACGATTTGGCCAGACAAGCCGGACATATCAGGACGGGACGGCCACCTGGAAAACAGAGCAGGAATATCTGGAAGAAGTAAGAAAGCAAATCAGGCCATTAAGGCGGGTTGTAATATGAAAATCAGAGCGGACTTCAGCGAGGCAAAAAAAGATATAGAGGCGTTGTCTCGCTTGACCCCGGAGCTTGAAAAGGAACTTGACAATTGGAAAAATGAATCGGTGCGGGAATTGAAATACCAAGCCAGGGGTATGAGAAAAACGGTATGGCGGAAGACGGGAGCATTGGCAAAATCTATAGGCGGAAAGAAAATTAGAAATACTTCCGGAATTAATATTATCGTCGGCTCTGGAGTCTTTGCACCAGAAGTCCCCTATGCTCTGCTTCAAGAAGATGGTGGAACGATAACACCTAAAAAGAGGGATTGGCTGGCTATTCCTTTCAGGGGCGTGAAGGGATTCCCAAGAGAATACAGGGATACATTTTTCGCTTTTTCAAAAAACAAAAACCTGATTCTTTTTCAAAAGCTCGGGAAGCATGGCAAAAGACCGCTCTTCGCCTTGAAAAAAGAAGTGAATATTCCCGCTTCGAAATGGTTTAGCTCGGTGATGGATAAACAGAAAGAAAAGCTGGCGGCTCTGCTATCTGAAAATAATATCCTGGCCAGGCTTGGAGTGACAAAATGAGCTGGCGGAAAGATGTATTGCTGAGAGTGAAAACAATCCTTGGCAAGATTGATGGCGTGGCTGGCGTGACAATGCGAATGATGAGCTGGGAAGAGACAAAGGGCTTCCCGTGGTTGATGGTATTCAGTGGCGGCACTCATGGTATGGAAAGCTTCGCCTCGCCCCAGAGTTGGAAGGACACAATGGAAGTAATCATCAGGGGCTATGTGAAAGAAACACCCCTTCAGGATGCGGTGCTTGAGATGGAAGACCTGATTGAGAAAATACGGAAGGCTATTCATGATGATTATATCAGCAATGCCACCGGCTCGCTTGGTGTAATGGAGCTGACCTTGACTCCAGGCGAAGTGAGGGAAACTGATTCGGGAGTGCTTTCAGATGTGGGTCTGGCTTTCTTTGAGCTGGCTGTCCCCGTTTCGAGATATGCTTTGGAATTTTAGGAGGAATAAAAAATGTTTCAAAAGAATCAGAAAAAAATTTTCCGGTGGATCGGAAGTCCTGGGGTGGGGAAAGATGGAATCCTTCTTATCCCTGGCCAGGAATACGAGGCTCAGATTTTTGGTCTGGGTGTAGCAGAGGTTTGGGTCAAGCAAGGTGCTGCCGAATGGGTGTTTAACATTGAAGAAAAGAAAGAGCCTCGGAAGAAAAATATAGAGGAGAACTAACATGACAGCATGGAGAACGACATTAGCAAAACAGGGTCAGATGGCTGCCTTTAAGAAGGCGGCAACCTGGGGGACGGCCGTGGAGGTCGGAGCCAGTAATGGATTACCCTTCAAATCAATTTCAGGGCTTCAATCAACCCAAGATGTTTTTGAGGTAACAGAAGTTGACCTTCCTATCAGGCAGTGTGCCTTTCTTGGAGTAAACAAACCGGTTGACCTGACCATTACCTCAGATATGTCCTTTAGTCCTACGGCCCTGGGCACACTTATTGCCAAACTCTTTGGCTCGGCTGGCACACCGACCGGTGAAGGCACTGCAAAGACCCACAAATTTAAACTGACTGGCGACCCTGGATTATTCGGCACCTTGGCAATTGGCATGCCGGGTGAAGTGTGGGAAATTCCATCACTCAAGCCCTATGCCTGGACACTCAAGGTTGGTGGTGAGGGGCTGATTGAAAGTGAGATAAAAGCTATTGGAAATAAGCTAGTAGCTCCAGCAACAGTGAATAACGAAACATCAATGAACGCT